TACTGATCGGGCGTATGATGGCTAGGCGAACCTAAGCTAAGTATTGCGACAGCGCCGTAGCTGCTGCGCCGATGATGGCGAGTACGCCGGCCAGCTTGGCTTTCCAACCAAGGGCAGGCTTCGGCGCTTCGTCCATCGGCAAGATTTTACCGGCGACTTCTTTCACGGCAATTTTCGTGATGAGGTTCTTCAAGTTCATGTTACTCTCCTTACAGCCAAGAAGCATATTTCTTGGTTTTCAGTTTGCGGTCGTCGAGGCCATGCGTGCCCCCATTAATCCGCTTCGTCAGCGCAAGTATTGCACCGTCGCCAACGCCTTGGTCGCAAATACCCCACAGCTTGTTCCGGTCGAAGAACCAAAGCGCGCTCTCGAAGCACAGTTCGCCGGCCACAAGGTCAGGATTGTCCATCACGTCGGGGCGACCAATGTAGTTGGCAAATGCTTGGTAGTTGTCCTTGCCGGTTAGCTGGAGCGCGCCACGACCACGGAACTTCCAGCCGTCGCCGCTGCTCTCAGGACCGTTGCCCATGCGGTTAGCGTAGACGCGGTTGGCGATTTTCATCGGCTGGCGTTCGTAAGCGCGGGCCAGTGCATCGGTCGGGAAGTATTTACGAAAGATGCCGCGCAGACCCTTCGCGCTGTAGTTCAGGTTCTCGCTGAACGCCTTGAAGCCGCCCGACTCATGCGCCGTTTGAGCAAAGAAATGTGCAGCCCGATGAGGTGATAGTTTATAAAAAGCCGCAGCCGTTTTAAATGTACCCGGACCGAACGCACCATCTGCATGACACCCACATTTATGTTGAAGGTTTAAAAGGCTCATTTACCAGCACTCCGCCAATCAGGAAAGTCTTCTTCGTCAACCACGCCGTCACCGTTGGCGTCGTAGCGCAAGTCGTTGCGGTACTTCTCCCACGGAGCAAGATCGTCGTCATCGTCTTCTTCAGGCTCGTCAATGAAGACAGTGGCTTGCGGATCGTCGTACACCTTCGGCGCCATCGCTGGCGTCAGTTCAAGCGGCGCTTCTGGCTCTGGCGCCGGCGCAGGCTCAGGGTCGGTGTCACGGGCGTTAGCGTTGAGGCTCAGGCCGCCCAGCAGTCCGACAAGCGCGCCGATGATGGTCTGGAACGCAGGGTTAATCATCTCAAGGACGGCAGTGCTGTCCACGACATCGTTAGGCACGAACATGCCGACGACCAGCGCCAGCACGACGACAAGGATAACTGCCGACAGCGTGACGATTGCCACGCGAACGACAAACTCAACGGTGTCGTTGACGCCGTCGTGCTTGCTCTCAAAACTATTCAGGAAGCTCATTTTCTTCGTCCTTCTTCTTTTGCATAGCGCCGCTGCCCTGACCCGCCATAAGTCCTGCCAACGCCCCGACAATGAACGTCGCTATCGGGTTAATCAACTTGAAAAACTCAGCGTCGTTAGGGGACTGCCCTTCCATCGGCTGCGACACAAACACCAACGAGTATAGCACGGTCGCAACGATGAACGTCAGCGTCAGCGACAGGACGATCCCGACGATGAACCGCAGCAATTCCTCCGGCGTCCATTCACTTCTCGGCTTCATGTTCTTCTTCGCCTGTATTGATTAGCCATTCGGTGCAGTAGCCCATAGCGATGCAGCGCGGCTTCTTGCAGAGTTCGTCTTCCCAATTCGCAGGGTCTTGACAATCGTAGCGGTAGCGGTCTTCGCAGCCAGCAAGCACCAGCGCCGCCAGTAGTAGACTGACTATACGCATACGCCCTCTAGCCGGCCTTTTGCAGCACGTTCATAAGTATGCCGATCAGCAATACGATGATTGTGCCGGCGGAAGTCATGCCGACTTTCTCAATGCGCTTCATCCGCGCGCAGATACTTTCGTACCTGAACGCGCAGACCTGTTCGTGGGTGTTGAGTTGTGCTTGGGTCTGGTCGATAGAAGTCATGGGTTACTCTGCGCTAGTGGAAGGTTGTTGTGAATACGCGCGCATCGCCTGAGCAAATGCGTTACGCACCGGCGATGGTAGCGTGCTGAGATACGCAGAAAACTGAGCCGCAGTTGGATATTGTTCTATTGCCTGCAACGCGCCTTGACCGCTGGTAAATGCATTAGCGATTTCGCGCTGCACGCCGGGCGTAACAAACGCGCTTGCTGCACCTTGCGTGCCGGTACCCGCAAACGCTAAAGCCGGATATTTAGCGCGCACAATAGTACCGGCGTACCTAGATAGCTTTCCGGGCTGCTGTTCGTTTAAGATATTTTGCGCGCGCGTTTGACCAGCCGACATTAACTCGTTCATTCGGTTAAGTGTCTGCAACTCTTCGGCGGACTTTTCAAGAGCCATCAAGCGTCTTGGGTCACCAGCAAAAGCGGGGCGGAACTTTTCACCCTCAGCGCCACCACCCATAAATTTTCCGACAACTTTGGGACGGTCGCCACCAACCAAAGCGCGAAACTCAGCGCCTGTTGGGTCTTGTTTATAAAGGCGGAACGCTTCACCCGCTAACTGACCGCGGTTAACAGCAGCATAGCCTTGTTCTGACCGTTGTAAAAATTCGTCTACAAGATCGCCGCCGCCACCGCGCCGCAGCGTATCATCTATTAATGAACGAAGTTCTAACACGGTTCCTTGCGCTGCTTCAGGCGTACCTGTGCGCGATGGAACGCCGCCCATTTGAACGGATAGTTTGTTAACGATATTGTTGATACCTGAACGGCGAATTTTACCTAACGCTTTTGGGTTAAGCATACCATTTGCGTCGGTAGCTTTTTCAAGTTGCCTGATGACACCTTTTATTGCGCCCTCTTCTACTGACCCACGCAAAATTTCGGGGTCTGCCATTTTGCGCTGCAACGAAGCTATCAGATCAGCCGCGCGCATAGGCCGTATGCCTTCAGCAGCTAAGTCGTCGATTTCGTCATATATATCGCCAGCGCGTTCACGGGCAGTTATGGCTGTCAATCCAGCCTTTTCGCCGCGTTGCGTCATGGCGCCCGCAATACCACGTTGACGGTTAATCGCTTCTGCCGCAAAAAGATCGCCCAAATCATCCATCTGGCCTAGTCGCGTTTCAGCGCCTAACGCCCCCTCAACCATGCGACGGTTAAGGCCCGACTGTTCTGCGGCCAGTCTTTCTAGTTCCGCAGCTTCATCTAATTTAGCAGGAACAAACTCGCCGGCGTATCCCGCACGCCGGTACATTTCTTCGCGTAGCGGAGCCAATTCTTCAGTGACCGCTGCCCGTCCACCGCGCACTGCGGCGCGCACATCTTCCATTGTGCCGCCGCCAGCGGCTTCCGCCAAACGTTCAGTACGCGCCGCTGCTTGCTGTTCCAATATACGGCGGGTAGTGTCGGGGTCCATTTGGCTAGTGGCAATCCTACCCAAGCCAAAGTACGGGCTAGGTTCAACGCCAGCCTCAACTAAGACTTGTTGTGCCAAACGCTGATCGTCAGGTGATAGTTCGCGGAACGCAGCTTTTGCCGCTTCTATGTCTTCGCCCAGCGCCTCACGAATAATCTTTCCGGCTTTTACTTTGGACAGGCGTCTAAGGTCTACGGCCTTTCCACCAAGACGTTTTACAATGTTAGCTACCACCGGCAAACCCGCACCGAAAGTTGCGGCTTCAGTCAAATCGTCGCCCGTCTGCGCGGCGCCCGTCACGCCGGCAATGGCACCGCCTAAAGACCGTTCAGCCAACTGCAAGCCGCGCTGGCCCCTTGTCAGCGCCGCCGTTTGAGCCGGAGTGCGTCCCGCACCAAGACCACCAGTACTTGTCGCCGCGCCGACGCGCTGGACAGAAGCCCCTGCTTTTGGCAATACCCTAGCAAGTTGTTTGCCTCCAGCGGTAATAACTTTGCCGGCGCCCGCTACGCCCGGCGCAGTTGCAAGGACGTTGCCCGTGATTTCGCCAGCGGCTGTTGTGACCGGGAATTGTCTTTGCGACTCACGTAAGCGGAACTTACCCCGTTCGCGCTGCGCCTTGTCGCCGCCGATACCGAAAAGGTTTAGTCCAAGTTCAATAGGCTCTGTAACGCCTTCGACCAAACCGCTGACAAAACTTTCAGCCCTGCCGGGCGCTTTATAAAACTGTTGCGGCGTCATCTTATTAAGACGCGCGACTTCGCGGGAGTAAGTTTGCACCGCCGACTTGTCGTTAGACCGGCGGGCTTGCGCTAGTCGAGTCTGTGCATCTGTCTTAGCGTTGGCTAACGCGCGCTGCGCGGTTGATTGAGGTGCGGCGCCAGCGGCATCTGGATACGCCTCAAGGACCGCGCGTTCGATCTGCGCGTTGGTAGCGCCGGCAGGACCAGTGATTTTGTAAGTCTTACCGTTTGGCGCGCGAACCGTATATGTAGGCATCAGTCTTCAACCTTTACAACCGTAAAACCACCGCTTGCTTTGCGCGGCACTGGCGTTCTTGGCCCACTACCTTTTGATGGCGCGGCTTTTCGGGTAGGCGCGTCTATACCGGCGATGCGGGCCATCTTTGCTTTAAGCTGGTTCCATGCGGCTAAACGCTTTCCAGATGGTATGTTTGGGTTTGCCATTTCCCCAACCAACTTCTCAAACATTTTACGGTCTTCGTTGGATACGCCAGCGCCCAGCTTGTTGCCCGGTAACAAAGCCAGCGTCAGGTCACTAGCAATAACTTCAAGCGCACCGATGGCTTCCATACCCTTTGTAGTGCCGCCGCCCATGCTTTCAGGTATAAAGCCGACTATATCTGCACCCAGCTTTTCCGCGCCGCCGCTTGTTGACCTTTTAATCAGATCGGCGACGGGGTCTTTACCAGATGTAAAGTCAAACCCTGTGATGTCTTTGAAACTTTTAACCGTGCGAGCTTTGTCGGCGGTGCTGGCGGCTTGTCGGATGGTTTGCGGTGCGCCAGCACCTGTGGGTGTACCACCGCCGCTTGTGTTGCCTGTCTCAAACTCACGCATGGCCCGCGCCACAACAGGGATTTGCGCCGCAGTTATAGGTGCATTAATGTCAACGCCAGCTTTCTGTGCAACGTACTTCTTGTAGTTGCTAACAGACGCGGCACTGTTTTCTGGCCCTTGCGGTGCATAACGGTTGATGATTTTGTCAATCGTGTTGAAACCCTTGTTGACGTAGCTGCCGCGTAGCAAGTTTTCTTGCGCGGCGATACCGGCTTGCGGCGTATCAAAGGTAGCAAAGCCACCGCTTGCGCCGGCGTAGCCGGGCTGTGACCGTGCGAACGCACCATCTTTAATAGCGCCGGGGTTAGTTTGCAGTGCAGCAGCAACGCTGCCCCTAGCCGGCGCGCCGCCCGCAACGCCGCGCGGACCGCCGACGCCCGGCGCCGTATAACCGCCGATTGCGCCGGCGCTTACAGGGTAACCCCTTCCCGTGTTGGGGTCAACGATGATAGGGCCAAGTTCATCAGTGTTGACAACAGTTGGCTTGATGTCAACAGCGGCTTCGGAACCTTCAACGACTTCAGCAGGACCGCGGCCATATTTAGGTGTGCGAATTACGCGAGTAGACGTGCCAAGATTCTGCGTCGTAAATTCGTTTGACAACTCTTCTGCGGCGGTCAGTGCTTTAGATGCAGATGCTTCTTTCCACGGCTGAAACATTGCGGGGTCGGTCGGCATATTCTCTACGGCGTCTGACAACATACCCTGATATAGCGGGTTTTGAAATTGAGGAAGGCTGGCAATACGTTGCGCGAACCCAACCACTTGGTCAGGTGAGTCGGCGTTCTTCAACGCCGTATAAACGAACGCGTTAAACTCAGCCCCTGTTTTAAGGTCCATGCCCGTGGCCTCTGCCTGCGCTTTAGCTAGTCTAGGCGCTTGCAATTCTACTTCGCGTGCTTCACCAGCGCGGGCAAAATCCATCTCTTGACGTGCACGTTCGCCTTGAAGTTGCGCCGCGCGCTGTTGCGACGCCAAGTTTATCATGTTCGCCATCTGCGTTGTAGCGCGGGCAGGATCAGGAAGCTGCGGATTGCGCGCCTGAAGTGCTATCATCTGGTTTGCCATATCATTAACCTCTTGGTAAGCCGGGAAGACGGTATGGCGTGCTAGAACCAAAGCCGGGGCCTTGCGCCGCGCCTCTATCAAACGTGTTACCGCGGTAAAAATCCATCATAGCGTTCTGCATGGGTATTTGACCCGCCATTCCACCAATCTGACCAAGTGCTTGGTTCAGTGCGTTAGCCTGACCGATGTATCCAGATGCACGGGCTTGACCGGCGTTGTAGATGTTCGACGCTTCGTTCTGACCCATCTGTCCAGCAGCGCCGGTCATTACGTTTGCGGCGGACTGACCCGAACCCATCAGCGATTGCAGCGGGTTAAGGCGCGCTGACCGCTCGACCTGATAGCGGTTAAACGCGTTCTGATATTCTTGGCTGGCTAAGTCTTGGCCGAAACGCTGCACACCCTTCAAGGTGGAGCCAGACAGCAGATTGCCGCGCGCTGCTGCTGAACGCTCTAGCGCCTTCATGCCTTCCGCTTGGCGGAAAGCATAACCGGGGTCTTGTTGGAATTGATCAGTGCCAAAGGCTTTCGCCATGCTGCCGTAGCCAGCCGCGGCCTTATCACCGCCGATGCCCAGCAACTGCATAATCTCATTTTGCGCTGTTAATCCGCCTTGGCGAAACGGCTCTTGCAAAGCCTTTTGTTCTTCAAACATACGCTGTTGTGCAGCGGTAGCATCGCGCGCGGCCTGCTCTTGCGTTTTGGCGGCTCTTTTAGATGCTTTGCCGGCGATGGCGCCGCCGGCAAGTGAACTTGCGGCGGATATGCCTGCGGCGATTGCCATGCCTGTGGTAAGTGCCATTAGTTTAATCCCTTTACGAACACACGTTCTGTGGGTGTATACCCTAAACGCCCGTACATTTTCACCATAGTCTCAACGCGGTCGTTGTCTAGCGCAACCATAAACATAGCTTCTGCCTGCTTACTCTTACCCCATTTTTCTATCTCTTGGAATAGCAATTTTGATGCTGTTCCGCCCCGTGCGTCTGGCTTGATATACCACCACAACTCCTGCGCCACTAGCTTTGCAGGGTTGAAGTACATAGGGTACGCAATCGCCGCGGTAATGCCGATCAGTTCGCCTGCGTCTTCCGCCACCAAAACAATCATGTTTTCGCTGTCTAGCGCGCCTTCGACAAACGCGGCAGTGCCATCGCGGTCGAACGGAATTATATGGCTAACAGGTGTCGTCGCAACAAACGCTTCCGCCAAGTCCATGTAGCTTGGCATGTCGTCAATAGTGGCGGCGCGCACTGTTACGGACATTAGCTGACTAGCCGACCTGACGCGCGGATGTTGATGGCGGACGCCGTGCCAGCGATTGTGCTGATGAAGCCATTGTTCGGCAGCACATGGCCGACCAGTTCAGGAAACGTATACGTCTCTGATGGCTGGAGCGTCTTGGTCTTGACAATCAAGTTGTCGTTACCGGCGCTGCCCGCAGCCGTCACAAGGTTGACGCTGATCGTCGCAGCCGACACGCTGTAGTTAGTCGCGGTAAACTTGTCGATGATCGTCTGCACGCCGTTCGACGTGTACTGTGTCGTTTGTGCGTTCTCCGCTGTCTTAGCGGGGATGATGTTACTGATAGATACGGCCATATTATGTCTCCAAAGAACTCACGTTGTCAGTCACGCTCAAAATAATTGACGGGATGGCTGGGTGAACAGCCGTGGCAGGGTCTGCAAACAGCGAAATGCCCGTGTTATCCACTTCCCACATTAACTCAAAATAATCGCCTGCGTTCATCTGTAGCAAAAAATTCCACGCTGCGACATCCTCAGAATTGTTTCCCTGCATACGGATGGCAGTTGCGCTGTTAGTTACGTCAGTGCCGTTCTTGCGTAGCCACACCCAAACGCGGTGCGCGCCGCCGCCAGTGTTGAGGAACTGCGCGGAAAACTGAATGTTGTAGATGTTGGAGCGGTCAACAAAAATACGTGAAGTCGGCGTGCCGCGCGTCACGCCGTAAGATATATCCGTCGCGTTGAACGTCATGGCGTAGGCCGTGTTGATGACAGCAGCGGTCTGGTCAGTCGTGTCGTAGAACGAACCGTAGCGCGGCGAGATAAACTCTTTCGGCGGTGGGGCCAACGCCAACGCCTGAAGCTGTGACTGGATGACTGCAATCTCGCTTTCCGACGCGGCAGGCGGCGCGACGCCAGTGGCCTGTGCGAGACTGTTGACCTTAGCGTCAACGTCAGCCGTAGCGGAACAGCAGTCAGGCGCGCTTTCGGTTGTCTGCGCCAACGACTCTAGCATGGCGTCATAGGACGCTATCAGCGACGTAGCGTCAGGCGCTAATTCAACTTCGTCTTGGTTGGTCTGCGTAGCTGTCAACAGCGATAGGAAGAACCGATACCATTCACGGCTAATCGCGCCTGACCGCTCGTCTATAAAGGCGACGCGCGGCGGCGTTAGCTGTGTAGGGTTGATCGGCGAATACGCCATTAGGCGCTTGTCCCGCTAAGTATCAGTTCAGCACCCATGACGTAAATCCGTACAGGGTCAGTGCCTGACACTTCGTAGACGCGGTCACGTATCTTCATCGTCGCGCCAAGGCGGCGCCAGATGGTACGATAGCCCGACCGACCAATCTGGCCCATCGACTTCCAGTGTTCGCTAGACCATGTGTGGCCGCCATCATCCGACCAGCGCAGCATAGCTTGCGGATTGCTGCCTTGGCCGTTGTTCAGGCCCACGCCTGTTTCGCAGTCAAGCTGCATGGAGTGCTGGATAGTACGCGCGAGGTTGTTAGCGCCCGTCGGCAGCGCGCGCCACGACCGCAGCCATTTCTGCGGTGCGCCATCGTCAGCGTACACGGTGAGGTCGAACGAATAAATCTTGCCGGTCTGGTAGTCGCCCACAACCGTAGTGGCGTTGAAGAACATCTGGCTGCTGGCGCGGTGACGATTAAACTGGCCGTTCTGGAACGACGCCCGCTCATGCCATGCGCCGGTGGCGACATCGTACACCCATGTGGTGTTGGCGGTGGGGAAGTTCAGGACGTAGAAGCTGTGGCCGTCTTGCTGATATGTGTAGCCGGTCGCATCCGAGATGTCAGCATACTCTTGCATCTGCCATTCGATAGCGTGCGTAGACACGCGCTGACCGATGTAGCCAGCGGCCTTGTAGACGATCCCTTGACCGCGCGCATCCTTGCCTAGCCAATAGACTTGGTTGTCCATCTTGGCGATGCTGTACGGGGCAGCGCAGCCTAGTTCGTTGAACGCACCTTGGATACGTGTCAGCGGGAAGTCGAGCAGCCCTGCGTCATACCAGACTTCGGTAGAGTTTGTGCCAAACACCCAAACTTCGCGGTGGTCAACAAAGATAGCGGCTACGTTGTCTGGATTGCCTTCGGCGCTGGCAAACTCCAGCGGGTCAACAGACAGGCCGTCGAGCAGCGATGTCACCCAAATCTTTTGGCTGTTGGGTTCGTTGAACACAAAATAGCCGTCGATGTAGCCGACCGTGCCAGCGCCGGGGAAGTCAGGATCGGTGATCTGCTGGAACACGTCGGTGCTGGCGTTGTAGATGTAGCCTAGCGGGTTAGCAGCGATGAATAGCTGCGTGCCGTTGTCAGCCATGCTGACAGGGCCAGAACCGCCCACAGTGCCTTTAGCGACAGCGTTCCAGTTGTTGTCTACCTGAAACAGCGTTGGGCCAGAGACGACATAGCCGTAATTGCCATAGGTCCACATGCCGCGGATCGGACCAACGCCTATAGTCGCAAGAGCAGTCAGCCCCGGCGCGCGCTGAAGAAACGCTGGCTCCTTGCCGCCTTCAGGGACAATCTCAGGGAACAGGTTAACCATACGGTTGTCGGCGGCGTTGACGCTTCTAGCGACATACGCCGACCCAAGGATCGGCGTCTTCATTAGTAGTTCCCGGCGTAGATGTTGAACCGCTGACGTGAAGCAATCAGGCTGTACGGTACCGACATGATGTCATCAGGATTGTTGATGCGCTTGATGTTACGCTTCGACGACATCGCCAAACGGCGGACTTGCGATGAAGGCTCCGTGCCAAACTCAGGTGCCATTTCGCACGCCAAGTTATAACGGAACGCACGCAGATAGCCGGGCGGGAAATGTAGTTGCGTTGCCAGCGTCGCAGGCTGCGTCAGTTCTTCAACCGAAATGAAATGCCATGTCAGGTCCGCTGTGGGGCGCGGATAGATAAACATTTCAATGTCAGGGTACGTCATGTTGACGAAAATAACTTGCGGAAATGTCGATGTGACGGACTTGACCGCGATACCGTTATACTGCTGCTGGTTGATAAATTTGATGCCGTAGCTGACGCCGGTGCCGGGCTGGACGAAGTACGTCGATTCATCAAGCAGGACAGGGCGGTTGCCGACGAAGTCGCCGGAAGGCCCAAGCGTGCGCGATATTTGCCCTGCGGGCCATGTGAATATTTGGTCTTGTGTTGCAAAGACGGACAGGCGCTCTGTGTTCCAGCTATCAATCATCTGGTTCATGGCGCGCAGTGCGTCTTGCGATGTCTCAGCCGATGGAACTTCGCCTTCTGCCAGAACGCCTAGCAGCCTAAGCGATCCGTTAATGATGTCCCCAGCCGTTTCCATTGGTTAGTCTTCCTGCGTTGTGCGGCGGCGACTATTGCGCGCCGGCATTTCGTTTACTGATGCCTTTGCAGGCTCTTCAGGATTATAGCGTTCCCAGCCGAAATCTTCATCAGAAATCGCTTCTTCTTCTGAAATAGCGACTTTTGCGCCGTGGACTTCGTGAACAAGATAGATGACAGCCATAGAAACTCCGTAAAATGGACGGCCCGAAAGCCGTCCACTATATTAGCTGATTGCCATGAACTGCCACTTGGTGCCGTCCGAGTAGAACAGCTTGCCACGGCCAGTTGCATTGGTTGTGATACCAAGCGAACCGACAGGGGCCGAAGTGGTGGTCGAGTTAGCGGTGATTGCAGTGCTAAGGATATAGACGCCTGCACTTGCGTTGCTGGCTACAGCGCCGCTTGCGGCGGTTGAAACAACCGAACCTGCTGAAAGTGAACTTACAACGGCGGCGCCGGTAACGGTAACGCTTTCAAACTCAGGGTCGGCGTAAGCAACGCCTACTGCTTTAGTATTGGGCATGTTATTACTCCTGAAAATGGGCGGCCCGAAAGCCGCCCAAAATTAATTACGCAACAACAGCAAACTGCCACTTAGTGCCATCGGAAATGAACATCTTGCCAAGTCCGGTTGCGTTCGTGGTCACGCCAATCGAACCCGCAGGGGCGTCGGTTGTCGTGCTGTTTGCCGTTACGGCAGTTGTAAGAAAATAGATGCCTGCGCCCGATGAAGCTGTAAGGATCGAGCCGCCGAGCAGCTTGGCTGCATCAACGTTGCCATCTGAAACCTGATAGGCGGAACCGCCATTTGGTAATGCCATGATAAATCTCCTGAAAAGTTATGGCCCCCGGCGAACCGAGGGCCATGATTAAATTAGCCCCACATCCGAACGGCCATTTGCGGACGGATCGTGCTGTAGCCATACAGAACGTCAATACGGCAAGGCATACGGTCGTTGTTGATGTCGTACTGACGAACAACGCGCAAGCTGATGCCGTTGTGTACCTGACGCGAAGCCATATCTACGCCTTGTGGGAGCAGAAGGTCGGCGGTTGCGAAGGTGATGGCGTCCTTGTGGTAGATGAGGTTCTGCGCGTATTGCGAAGAAGCCGCACCAACGAACACTACAGCTTTGCTGTTGCCGGGCAGTGTGTTGACAGTGGCAAGAGCGTGAGCAGCCGAGTAAACAGGTGCAACAGTGATGTTGCCTGCACCAGAGCCGTTGAGCGTGACGTCAGCCAACGCAACGAACTGGAACAACGAACCTGTGCTTTCACGGGTCTGTGGGTTAACTGCAAAGCAGTCAGCTACAGTGAACACGTCGCCGGCCTTGACAGTAGCAGCCGCGCCAGCGCCAGTGATGGCGATGGTGGTTGCACCTTCTGTCGTAACAGCCGCCGAAGTCGTGCCGCCGGTTGCAGTACGCGAACCAGTGGTGAACTGCTTGATGGACTGCGACATATTGATTTCGTCGAAACCAAGTACGCCTGTACCCATCATGCCGTTCTTGAACTGCTTGCTGATTGTGTCGGTTGGGTTGAATAGACCCTTCATGCCTTCGACCAAGCCAGCGTTTGCGGCTGGGTTGACAGTGGCATAACGTGGCGACATCACGGCAGCATTTTCGTTGAGCTTCTGCTGTGCAGCAAGAAGAACAGCCGAAGTAGCTGGCGTAGTGCCGGGCGTGCCGACCGAGTTACCGATGGTTGCGTAAGCGTTGGCAACGTCTGCGTCGATGCTGGATGCAAGCTGCGAGATACGTGGCTTGAGAACGCGCTCTGCGAAATCGTCCAACTGCATTGTCAATTCAGCAGTCGTGAAGTTAACGCCGATGTGCTTCTGGTTGGCAACGGTCAGAGTTGTGAACTGCTCGTTGTCGTCCTGTACCTGAAGGGCTGCGCCATCAGTTACAAGTGCGCGGTCTGGAAGACGGATACGCAGGGTTGAGCCAATCTTGGCGCCTTCAACAGCAAAGCTGTCGTCGTACTGGCGGTTTACGTTACGTGTAAGAACAAGGTTGTTTTCGAGAATCTCAAGCGCCTTGCGCGTGATCATGTCGATTGTTAAAATCGAGTTAGACATGGTAATAATCCTAAATTATCGGTTGCGTTGTGCCTCGTACTTCTTGATCTGCCGTAACCTTTCTGCCTCAATCCAATCTGACGTACTCATGGACTTTACTGACCGTGGGTCTGTCGTATCAAATGTCGGCGCACCAGAGGTGCGGGCAGTGACAGGTGCAATCGGTGCCGGGGCGTTGGAGGTTTTCTTGAACGTAGGTTCGGCTGAAAGCCGCGCCTCGATCATACCAATTTCCCTAGCTTGCAAAATGGGGTCCATACGCGAAATACGCTGGGCGTCTTTTGTGTTGATGCCTAAGTGATAAATCACATCGGGACCAATATCGGACGCTTGTATTGCCATCGCCATCGCGTCGGTGATTGGAAGGTTGGGGTTATAGGCGACTTGTTCAAAGTCGTCATATTTGTCCCGCGCCGCCTCTTCACGTTCGTGATAAGACTCTAGCATTGCACGTTGCTGGCTGTCCTTTTCACGGCGTGCCAGCAGTTCTTCGGCTTTACGCTCGGCCAAAACCTCTGCGTAATCCTCGTAAGTCTCAAATTGCTCAGGAGTTATGTCGTGGATCGGCTGCTGCCGTGCCTGCATTTCCTCTGCTCTTTGAGCCTGTTCGCGTTCCCATTTACGCTGCTCTCTTGCGAGTCGTTTGCCTACAATGGCGTCCAAGTCTTCTTGTGTGAAGGTCTTGGGTGCTTCCTGTTCAGCAGACTGCTCTTCCGGCGTCGTGTTTTCTACAGGCTCGATTGCTGCCGTGGCTTCGAGTTCTGGCGCGGAGGCATCCGCTTCGGTAAAGACATTATCGTCCATGTTTAACCCTTAAAGAGTTCCTGATGAGCCGCATCAGTACGGTTGTAGGCTAGACTACATCATTTGATGCAGTCTGGCAATCATGTTAGTTAAGCCCACACGCGGTAAGGCACTGTAGGTTCAACGCTCAAGGGTGTTAGCAATGCCAACTGCGCCTCGTCAAAACTGCCGCGAAGGTTGGTGTGCCAATCGGGATAGTTCTCCAAGATAGGTTCTTCTTTTTCGTCGTAACCAATGACCTTCGAGAACGGGCCGATGTGATCGACGTAGAAGCCTTCTGTTGGAACAAGAGCCATCACATCTTGCAGGATTGCGTCGCCGTCCTCAGTCGCACCGACTTCGGTAGCAATGGTCTGCTCAGTGACAATGCCAGCCGCAATCAACGCAGCTTTCATGTCAGCTTCAGTGAGGGTTTTTAGGTATAAATCTTTCATACTATCAAAGCCTGTAGTTTGGTGCTGCTTTTAACATCGTTTATTCCTTTATCTTATGCAGTCTGGCAATCTTGTTAAATCTGAACAACACTGACAATACTAAAGTTTGCAGCGGTATTCTGCGCCGTTCCTTGCGTTTGCAATG